TTTCTGGAAGCAGTTTTTCATAGGCCAAATCTGAAAACCTATTTAAAAGTTTTTTCATCAAACATGGATGAATAAGTTCCTCCAATTGTCTGATGATTAATTCTTCGACCCAGGGAGCCGGGTTCCGTTTCCCGACCTCCCAATCCTCTATGGTCCTTTTTGGTATACCAAGGTAATAAGATAAATCAGATTGTGTCATATTGGTTTTCGTACGGTACTCTTTAATTCTGTTCATAACGTCCTCCTTATTTAACATGTTCTATGATATATTTGGCATCAGTCATTTGGCTCAACTGACTGATAAGGCTTTCCATTCCGGCTGTGTAACTCTGTGCATCCATCTTGCCCGTTGATATCATCATTCCGGCCATTTCGTCTGTCTTAAAAACCTTCTGGGCCAGAATATCTTTTGCATATGCCGCCTGTTTCTCGGTTCCGGTCATTTCCTGTGTAAACATAAAAGCAATAATTTTATGGTAGTCAGCCCGGTCTACCAGGATATTATATCCGTTTAGTTCGTTTCTAATTTCCTTTGTATTCTCTGTTCTCTTCATCATTTTTGTATCCCCCTGTGTATTTATCTTATGTATATATCATACCACGCAATGCGTGGAAAGTCAAGAGGGAATATTAAAATGTGGGGACGATTTTTTTTCGATAATACGGTAAAATGAAAATAGGAATAAACAGAAAAGGTGAAAACATGGTCAAGGATGGTTGGGTATACTGCCCTATATGTAATAATAAGACAAGAACAAAAATAAGAAAAGATACCGAAGCCAAGAATTTACCTGTGTTTTGTCCAAAGTGCAGGAATACAACTGTAATGGATATATATGGAAATGAAATAAAAAAAATGCAAAACATTAATTAGAGCCAGTCGCCAGTCGCAGAGCCATACAGATTACAGCAATGTAGTTTGTGTGGCTTTTTCTTATATTTGACCTCCTTCCTATAGCACATGTCCTTAAAAGAAACAGGTTCTAACGCTTAGCGTAAACAGCCTGGAGGTTGAAAAGCGGATGCAATTTCCGGCATGTGCGTTTTGGGACACGCCAAGTCCTACAAAATGGCAAACCGTTGGTGGACGGTTACACACCTACAAATAACCTAATAACGGAAAAGGAGAATCATCAATGAAAACTGAAGAATTAAAAGCACAGGGATTAACAGAGGAACAGATATCTTTTGTCATGGCTGAAAATGGGAAAGACCTCAAAAAGTTGCAGAAAGAAAACGACAATCTGACATCGGAACGAGATACTTGGAAAGAAAAAGCAGAAGCAGCAGAAACAACGCTGAAAGGCTTTGAAGGGGTTGACCTGGAGACGATGCAGAAAGAACTGTCTGATTGGAAACAGAAAGCTACAGAAGCCGAAAAAAACGCCCAGGCACAGCTTTATGAACGTGATTTTGCGGATGCGCTTAAAACAGAATTTGAAGGCATTAAATTTTCCAGCGAGGCAGCTAAACGTGCAATTATGGCAGAAGTAAAAGAGGCCGATTTAAAGCTAAAAGATGGTAAAATCCTGGGGCTGAATGACCTTTTATCTCAAATGAAAGAAAAAGATGCTTCGGCGTTTGTTGATGATGCACAGCAACAGGCACAACAGAACATGGCGAGGTTCACGGTCCCGGCCGGCAAAAGCGGAAGCGCAGGAAAATTAACAAAAGCGGATTGGAAGGGAATGAGCCTTGACGAGAGGATTGCGCTCAAGAACAGCAACCCGGAACTCTATAACAGTATGAAAGGATAATGAATCATGCCAAGAACAGGTACATTTGGAGGGTTTGCATTTGACCCGGAAGTATTTTCCGATTATATGTCGGAGCAGCCCACATGGAGCAATGCAATCATCGCATCCGGCATACTCCAGCAGGACAGCACCATCATGAACCTCATCGGTTCCGAGGGTAATGTTGCTACACTGCCATTCTATAAGGCAATGGACATTGCAGACTATGAGCCGTACAACAATGATGGTAACACGAACAACACGCCGAAGGAGATTAGCGGCGGAAAGCAGACCGCCATGCTGATTCAGAGGATGATGGCATGGAAAGCGCAGGACTTCACGAAGGAGCTTACCGGGGCGGACCCGATTCAGCATATCGCAAACAGCGTGTCCGACTATTACCGGCAGGTATGGGAGGCCGAACTCATGAACATCGTGAATGCGGTCATGGGGCTGGATTCGATGAAGGACCATGTATATAACATTGCCCTTTCGGATGGGAGCAGCGTACAGGATGCCAACAGGATTGACGAAACGACCATGATTTATGCGCAGCAGAAGGCCCTTGGGGACATGGCGAACGGTTTCGGAATCGCAATCATGAACTCACTCATATTTGCGAGATACCAGGCAATGGGGCTTGTGAACTATAACAAGTACACCATCCAGAATGCCATGACATCGGAGGTCAACCTCCCGACAATCAACGGCCTCATCCCGGTAGTGTCTGACCGGTTCACGGTGGATGCATCCGGTGATGTCCCGAAGTACATCACCACAATCGTGGGACAGGGTGCCATCCTGACGGCAGAGAAGACCAATTACAACGAGCCGTATTACACAGACTATGATGCGGAGACAAAGGCAGGTATCGAGAAACTGTATACCAAGGAAGGCCGTGTACTGCATCCGAACGGCTTCAATCTCAAGGTTGCAAGCATTTCCGGGGAATCCCCGACCAAGACAGAACTTGGAAACAAGGCTAACTGGGAGCTTGCATACAAGGCAAAGAACATCCGTATCGGTCAGATTATTTCCAACGGATAAGGTGTACAGTATGAGGTTTACAATCATTGACGGGCTGCCTTACATGGTATCAAACGGGAGGCTGTACCCGGTCGACATCAAGGATGGTAAGGTGACATACAGCAAGGAACAGTCATCCATGACGGATTCCATGGGGGAATATACCCTCGCGGAAGTCATGGCAAAATGTACTAAGCTGTGTAGCATTAAAAGAAAAAGGCAAGCGGCAGAGTGAGTGAGGAATCAATATGGCATATGCAGACTATGAATTTTACACAACAAAATACTACGGCAGTGCCATACCTGATTCCCAATCATTTGATAAACAGGCAGAACGGGCAAGCGACTTTCTTGATATGATGACATTTAAACGATTGGTTGACGGCCTCCCAGAAAATGAACGAGAGCAGACCAAAATCAAGAAAGCCGTATGTGCCTTAGCTGATAAACTGTATGGTTTGGAACTGGCAGAAAAACAGGCGCTATCTGCCGCCGCTGGAAGCATAACCAGCGGGACCGGAGGCGCAACCACAGGCGTTATCACGTCAAAGTCATCCGGTTCCGAATCCATCAGCTATGCATCCCCGTCTGAAATAGCTAATGGCGCTAAAGCCTGGAGTGCTCTATACTCTGCGGCAGGGGATGAGCAAGTAACCAATAAACTCCTGTATGATAC